CTGTTTTCCATCAGGAGAAACTTGCTTAATAAAAGGCATGTTAAATCCTTTACTTATTAAACTGTTTACCCATGTATGAGAATCTTCCATTAAGGTTAAGTCATTCTTATTAGCCCTAGCTTCAGCATACTCATCTATATCTCTTTCTTCATGAGGCAATTTATCTTGCCAATCTGGAGTTCGGCCCCCAGTACGCCCTTTGAATTTACGTTTATGTTTAGGAATAGTTTTTAAAAACATAGCTTGGAGAGCTTCCATTTCTTCTTCCTCTGGTTCTCCTTCTTCACCACCTTCTTCTCCCCCTGCACCAAACTGTTCCTGTTGTTCTCCTTGTTCTCCTTGTGCTCCTTGTTCTGCTACTTGTTCTAATTGTTGCTGCTGTTGCTCTAATTGTAGAGCTTGCTGTTCTCCCTGCATTCTAGCAGAAGGCACCATCTCACCAGAGATAATAAACTCAGCTTCCTCCATTGGAACCTCTTGGTCTTTAAGTACTACTTCAAATCCCATATTAGCATATTGATTTGCAATAGCAATCTTTTGTTGAGAAAACTGAATACGAGTAGCTTCAGCCCGTTCTTCAGGTTGTGGAAGCTCTAGTCTCCAATCAGTAACACCAAAGGCTTCTAAAATTTGAGGGAAAACTTTCTCATGGAATAGTCTCTGGTCACCTTCTACAACACGACTCATAACTACTAACTGTTGAGTCTGTGTAGACAAACCACCAAAGGCTTCAGGTGCGCCTTGCCAAGCAGGAGTAACACCCCACATAGCAGCTACACGTTCTCGTATTTCTGCTCTAACAGGAAGATAATCCATCTCCTGTAGTGTATGGAATAGACGTACCATATCTACTCTACCCCTATTATTCTTAGCAGACACCGCTACCATCGGAATAAAGTTAGGGTCAATACGAGTTTGAGCAGCTATATTAGCACGTTCTCTTCGTAAACTTTCAGGGTCATCCGTAAAGACCATTAACATAGAACCAGGCATCTTACGCTCAAAGAAATATCTATATAGATTCTTATCCATTCCAATCAAAGTTAAAACTTTTTCAAAGATAGTAAGTATAGGACTCCAGCCATAAGTCTCTGACGGAAAGAACTTAGATACATGAATCACTTCAGTCTCAAATAAATAAATGTGCTGACTACGATGATAGTACTTATACATTACAGGCCATCGTTCAATTTTACAACTAGCTTCTTTGCATGGCCCTGGAACATCGCCTATACTCTCTCTATGCAAAGGGCATACGAAATGAGCATTCTTTGGTAAGCCTGCCATATCTAAATCATATTCTACTAAAGCAGGATTAAGTCTACGAATCTCTTTAACTTTAGAACGAACCTTATCTCCATCATCATAGAATTCTTTAACTATATACAAGAAACCATCATCTATAACATTAACATCAAAATGAAATTGTCGTAATACTTCTTCTAAAGATTGCCCAAATACATTACAATTATCTAGAAGCTTAGTAACCCTCTCTCGCTGTTCTTGGTCAGGGTCTTGACCAATAGCTTTCCACTCGATTCCCCTGCGAAATACTTCACCCGTAATATGACTTACAGGTGAACGTATTTCTTCTACCGACATAGAAATGGTTTGTATATCCATTACCAGCTGCTGTCGATAGGCCATTTGATGGCGTACCCACGTATTTACTACGTGGTCTAGACCAAACGAAGGAGAACTTGCTGTGTCTCCCGCAGCTTTCATTAATTCTAATGTACTAATTTGTGAATTTAACTCATTCATCTGCTGAGTCATAGCTGGTACTTCAGGTAGATATTCAGATAGTTTCATTTTTTAATCCTTGCTTAAAGTTTGTATATCTGACATAGATGTAAGCTTAAGCAATGTATTCATAGCCATTTCTTTGAGTACAAAACCTTCACTACGGTCAGGCTGTTGCTTTAAAGTAAATATGTCCTCTTCATATTTTACTAGTTTTTCCCGTAAATCCAAAACTTCTGACTCTTTATCGAGTATTTCTCTCTCCATATCAGTCTGTTCAGTAAACGCAGCATTAGCTAGTACACCTAAACGAGAAGCTTCTTTAACTAAAGCGAGGAAAGCTCCTTCAGTAATTATTGTAACAGCCACACTATCATCAGGAATTTCTCCATCAGGGTCTAATGCCCTCAAATCATCATGCCAAGTATCTAATACTCTCCATGTTCCTAATGGATCCTTAGTGGCTACGTACTGATTATTCCTATCTCTTAATGTATTTCCTATCATATTATCTCCTCTAGTGCAGAGGACATATTCCTCTGAATGCACTATTTTCTACTAAACTATTCGACATAATTAAAGCTTGGGCTAGAACAGATACCATTATAACACATATGCCTAACCCAATAATAAACCCTTTAGCTGATTTCACATGCACTCCACCCACAAATTTTACAGGTGTTGCAACCACTTTCCTGTACAATGAAGGGTAATTCACAATCACAGCCCACCAACATGGGAAGCATATGTCCAGAAGTCAATACTTCTTTCTCTCTACTTCCACTACGATATACAGTTATACCTTTACATCCCATTTCCCATGCCTGTATATAAGCAGCCTGCACATCTTCCCTAGTAGCTTCATTAGCGAAGTTAATAGTCTTGGAAATGCCTGCATCAACTGATTCCTGAAAAGCTGCTTGCATCTGAACATGTGCTTCGGGAGATATATCTGGTGCAATCACATACACTCTCTTAACCCAATCGGGTACATCATCACGATCTTGTAAAGAACCCCCTCTTGATAAATGTCCCATCAAATCTTCTGAATAAAAACCATATTCTTTTGCTGTACTCTCAAAAAACTTATTAACATAATATAAAGTCTTTCCTTCTAGAATATTAGACTTCGACCACACCAAAGAAAATGTAGGCTCAATACCACTAGACGTATCCGCAATCATAGAGATAGTTCCTGTAGGAGCTATACTTAATCGACACGCATTACGAAAGGGGAAATCACCCCCATAGTCACTTTCCCCCCAAGCAGGAAAAGTTCCTCTACGCAGCCCTAATTCTAGGGAGGCACTGTCAGCTATATTTCTAATAAATGACATAGTGATTTTACCAAGTTGCATAGCTTCATCACTATTGTATGGAATATGTAAAGCAATTAACAAATCAGCAAAACCCATGATACCTAAGCCAATCTTTCTTGTTGCCTTAGTCATATTATCTATATCTGTAGTAGCATAATTATTAGCATCAATAACATTATCTAAGAACCGCACAGATAATTTAGTTATTTGTGCTAACTTATCCCAATCAATCTTAGATTCCCATACAGAATCATTTGAATCTGCTAAGAACTTAATCAGATTAATAGACCCTAAATTACAACTCTCGTTTCCTAGAAGGGGCTGTTCCCCACAAGGGTTAGTAGCAATCATATCTCCATACGCACCTTTAACCCTATTATCTATATTAATAGAATCAATAAATACTAGCCCTGGTTCTCCATTTTTCCAGGCACCTTCAATAATCATATCAAAAATATCTGCTGCATTCACCCATTCTACAATTCTATCAGTAGTAGGATGCACCAAAGGATACTCAGCATGGTTTAGTACAGCTTTCATAAAATTAGAATCAACACCAACACTAATATTAAAGTTATGAATATCCCCTTCATAAGATTTACATGCAATGAAATCTTTGATATCAGGATGATATACACTCATAACAGCCATGTTAGCCCCATCACGCTTGCCTCCTTGAGTGATCATACTAGAAACCCTAGATAAAGTTTTAAGTACCTCTATGGGGCCACACGCCTTTCCCTGAGTAGTATTAATATGGTCACCCTTGGGACGAATCTTAGATAAAGCAAACCCTGTCCCTCCTCCATACTTCTGTACCATAGCTGTATCAGTAGCTGTCTTCATTATACTTTGCATACTATCTTCTAATGGGAGTACAAAACATCCTGATAAAGTGCCAGCTGGTGTACCAGCATTCATCAAGGTAGGAGAATTAGGAAGAAAATACAATCCCGATAACATATCATAAAAATCTTCTTCTACCATTTGGACATCTATAGGAAGGCTCATGTATTTTATCTCAACCGCAGCAATGGCTATAGCTACCCGCCGAAACATTTGTTCTGCATTCTCTGTAGGTTTTCCTTCGTGGTCTTTTAAATAATACCGTGTCTCCAAAATTGTTTCGGCTTGCTCAGTAAGTGTTACCATTTATACAACCTCCTATCCTCTATATCCACAATATATACATAAGTTTCTTTCAGCCACCCAAAACCCTGGGTTACACACCATATCCGTACAATTGGGATTAGGTGCTTCATCTAATGCAACTACCTCAATCTCAGGTTTAAAACGGAGGTCGGGCATTCCCCTTCCTGGCATCTTTCCTTGTCCCTCTTCTTCTTCTTGTCCTTGTTCAATTGAATCCATCCATTCTTGCACACTACCTAAGGTTTGAATCTTATATATAGTAGTTTCATACGCAGCTGATAAAGCCATTGCTATCGAAAAG